GGGCTGGCGGTCCCTGTGATTGCATCCGTTGCGAGATACCACGCACGAAGGGTGTCTTTCTCCACAAACCAAACGCGATTTTTAAACAGGTTGATGTGGATAAAATCTTTTTGATCCAGCCCAACCGCTGTAATGCTGGTTGTGCTCCATGTAGTCCCGTTGAATAACAGCGGGTCATCCGCTCCATTGACCGCGATCAGGAAGCTCCCCCCAGCATTGGAGACATTGACGTACTGAAAACGCGAGTTTGTCAGCGTAGAGACCACCGGAGCGCCCACTGCGCCGCCTGCTGTTGCGTCATAAACAGAGCCGCCAGCCACTCCGAACAACTGATCAGCAGCCGCACCCTGATAGGCGAAGATGGTTTCCACTTTTCCGCTGATGCCTGTGGCCCAGGCCGTCCAGCCTTTGCGCAGCATCACATCAGAAGTTGTCGGCCAAACGTTGTCCATGATCACGGCGTCTAGCGGGGGCATGGCTGCAACGGCATCCCTTGCATTCCACCCACCCACAGGAGACACCAACGAGGTGTTGCGCGTAGTCCGGCGCTGTGACTGAATGCGTGGCGGTCGAATCATCGCTGTCCGTACCCACTGTCTGGAATGTTGTTCCAGCCGATCAGCCGGCCGCGTCCGCGCGGCGCCATGGACAGAGTACCTGAGCCCTGGTCATTGGCAAAGGCAATATCGATCTGTGATTGATAGTCTTTGGACAGCGCAGTCGTATCGAAGCCCTTGGCCTCAAAATATTTCTTCTTCAGGCCAAGAACCATCAAGCGATCAGGGAAAGAGCATGTGTCCGTGTCGGCAGTGAAAAACTGCTTGTCGGGCGCAAAACTACCGGCGCTGTTGGCCCATTGATTGCTGATGTACTCCAGCCCCAAAAGGTCCGCAGAGGTTTGCACAGGCCAAATCTGGAAGTACCCACCAAGCAGCCGCCAGTTGATGACCGGGCCTGTTGCAATCCATCCTGAGATAAGGAATTCCCACTGCTGGGCAGTCAGGGGGCCGATGATCTTCCAGTGTCTCGTTACGTCCCAATTCGTGCCGTCTACGGGGCGGTCATAGTTCGTCGGCATGACGTACTTTGTTCGGCCAAAATTGATGGTGTTGCCGGCAACCGTCTGCGTGCAGGGCTGGGCCATCGTCACCTGTGTAGGTGAATCGACGGTCAGAATTTCAACGTTGAAGTTGATCCCCGTCCCCGTTGCCTGCCACGTTCCGGCCTGCAATCCCGTGGTGTCCGGGATATTGGTGATCACAGGGGAGCCGTTGATTGTATCCCCCGTAGTCAGCAAATATTCGGTATTGAACCGATATTGAACCGTCGAGTGTTGCCATACGTACTGCCGCTGAAGCTCGTTACCCACCGCGTTGATCAGGGCCAATTGCTGCACCGTGTCTTGTGCGGGGTTTCCACACACGTAGGTAGGCACAGCAAGGCCCATCTCACCAGTGGCTTGCTGAACGAGGCTCAGGACAGTAGAGGACATTTAGGCTACTTCTTTCTCGCGTGGTTTGCGGCCTGGCTTGGCCCGTTCTGGTGCGGCTTGAAGCGTGGCCATCTGCTCGCGCAGTTCGGCAATAGCACGCATTGCGGCCTCGTTTTCGTCGCGCAAGGCTTGTTTTTCTGCCGCGTCGGCGTTGCTGGTTGCTTCACGATTCGCTTGGGATAGATAACGCTGAGCCCGCTCACGAAACGCATGCGGCTGCATGCCTGCCCGCATGCCCAAAGACTGGAGCTGCGAATCAGAAGCGCCGGCAATGGATTCCACCGTCTTGAAGCCAAGGTATTTCAGTTCTTCGGCGATGGTGCGGCTGATCAGCGCCCACTCAGCAATAGGCGTTCCAATGAGCTGCTCGCCTTCCTTGTTGTTGTTGACGTAGTGCGCCCACTGACGCGGGAAGCGTTCTTTGTGCGACTCGTTGACAAAGGTGTCAATGCTGGTTGTCTTGTCGCCTGGCAGGTGGATAGCGACGAAATCGCACTCCACAAAAATCGGGTGGCCCTGCTTTTCTGTCTCGAAATTGTTCTGTATCTGCTTTTTATAAAAGCGGACATGCAGGCGTGAATCAGGATCGTGCGCGCCTACGAAATTCGGGTTGTTGTCGTCTGATGCAATCATTGGTTTCCTCAAGTAGTTGAGCTTTGTTCTAGGCTCACCGCGAACCTAGAAAAAAGCCCCCGAAGGGGCTTTGAACCTACACTACCTGTCCCTGGAGGTGTGGTCTGTTAATTTCGATCACAGCCTGATTTGCAGCCGGGGTGCCGGTTGCAGTCACGTTGATAGCGCCGAGGATTTGCGCGCCATTGGCCTGAGTCGAAGTCACTGCACCGGAGCCGGCCGAGTAGATGGCAGCAGGGCCAGCAGCCAGCGTGCCGTTGGTCACAGCAACAGCGTTACCGCTGATCTGATACCAGCCGTAGCGGGCGGCCGTGTTAGCCGACATGGCCCAAGCCACCGGACGCGCTTGGCCTGCTGTAGCAGCGCCTAGCGTGGTTTGGTAGGTTGGGGTGCCGGTTGAATTGCCGTTCCATGTGACCATGGAGCCGATGACCGTAGATGCAACGCCCAGCAGGTAAATGAACTCGCCAGTGCCGTAAACGGGGTCCACGGCAGTGACGGTAGTACCGACAGGGACAGCAGCAACCGTATCGGTCACAGCGATAGGCGGGAAGCCCGCAGCGGGGTTTTGAATGGTGTATGCCATGGTTTGCTCCTTAAGCCTTGAGTTGGCCGCTGAACTGCGGACCCGAAGAAGTCAGGTTCCCGGCCCAGCCGTAGAGCTTGACGATGGCGTCCTGGTTGACGGCTTGACGCTCGCCACCGATAGGCACAAAGTTGCGCTCAGAGTGAGGACGGAAGTAGATGTACTTCGTGTTCAGGAACCACATCGTGTTTGCTGTGGCGTGGCCGCCGATACCACCACCAAGAACCACGTCAGCGGATGTGCCGCCGCCGTAGAACTTGATAGAGGCAAAGCCAGTACCTGCCGAACCGCCACCTTCGGACTGGATACGCTGGATCGCTTGCAGCGAGTTCACGTAAAAGCCGTAGTAGTTGTTGTCCGCAAGGATCAGGTCGGGCTTGTCATTGCCGCGAACCATGCGCAGGCTGAGCGTGGTCATGTACTGCTGGATATTTGCAGCCGACACTGCAGCGCCGCCGTCAGTCACGCCGGAATACACCTGATTCTTCCAGAACGCCCAGGTGTTCCGGTCAATACCGCCGTAGGTGTTGGTTGGTGATGCAGCAATCGCAGCGGCCAGGCCGGTGATGTTCTTGCCGCCGTTGCCGGTGCCGTCAAGATACAAGTCGCCGTCGATGCGGTTAAGAAGGCGAGCCTCCGAAACCTGCATGCGACCATCGAGCAAGTCGATGATCTGTTCCTTGCTGTTGTTCTGCAGCATTTCGCGGCCACTCATAGTGACGCTATCCGCGTATTGCTTCAGGTCAAACTCAGCCGCAGAAATCGGGCTGTCAGGGCTGATGTTGATCAGCTCGTAACCCGAATACGAATTGGCGTTGTTTGTGGTCGGGTCGTTGTACATGATTTCTTCCAAAATCGTGTTACCACCCGAGATGGGCCGCACATTGCCGCGCTTTTTCAGCACCGCAAGCAGCGGGTTGTTGTCTGTCAAGTTATCCGCCAGAACGCCGTTACGATGTTGAATCGTGGTGGCGATCATGTCGGAAATAGTTGCATTGGCGAAAGCCATAATAATTTCCTTTAAGTCAAGTTAAACCCGTCCGGTGATATGGTCGAATTGCTCCGACAAAATCGTCCGGCGATCCTTTGGCCCATTCGCGGTAGGCGCTCCGCTAGGTGCAGAACTCTTCACGCTGAAGTTGTTGGCCTTGGCTTTAGCTACCGCTTGTCTGGCCACCGATTGCGTTGCTGTTGCTTGTTGGCCTTGAGAGAGGCCGGCAAGTTTCTGCTCGCGTATTTCGGGGATCATCCATTCGGCCTCCGCATAAGCCGTCTTAAGGTCGGGGGCTGAACCTGACTCAAGTAGTTGAGCCATCGCCGCCTTCACCTTCTCGTTTCCAAAATGCGGGAATTTTTCCGCATCGTTCGCAAGCTCACTCAGCGCGCTAGTCACACGCTGTTGTTCCTGCTGCTCCTTCCAGCCAGAGACGGTTTGTACCTGCCCCTGTAGCTGCTGAATCTGCTCCATCAGTTGGAGGACGGCCGGGTCCATCTGGCCCCCGCCTTGCATCTGTTGCACCCCGGCAAGAGGCACTTGGTACTGTTGGGCCAGCATCTGGAAAGCAAGCAGCTTTTCCTGGGGACTGCCCATCGTCAATGTATGGTGCGCACGGCCGAGGTTGCCGATCCATACGTCTGGCCGGATGCCTGCTTTCTGCAGTTCAGGCATGAAAGGCTCGATAGCCTTTTCCACCGCCTCAAGACGGGTGGCGCGGTCCTTGTAGACGCTTA